ACGCGACGATTCCGCGATAGACGACTCAGTGGCCGTAGAGTTGCTGGTGCCGCCTAGATTCGCTTCCTGCGTCCCCACGGACTTGAGAATGTCCTCCATGGCTGACTGCACTTCGTACAATGCCGGGTCAATCGGCGAGTACGGCACGCGCTGCAAAACCGAATCGATCGGTGTCCCAGGTGGCAGGCCACGGAGTTCCACCAGCGTGTGCGCAGACGAACCTGTTAACGCTTGTTTGTCCGGCTCATCGAGCAGTCCGGCGGCTACCGCATGCTTAGGCCGCGCCGCGTCCCGGTGCTCCTTCAAACGCTGCCGGGCGACGTTGTGCTCGATCTGCATGTTGCGCATCAGGAACACGTCGGACGGTGGGAAAATACATTCCTCGTCCTCAGACGCGTTGAACACCAGCACGAACCACGGCCAGAAGGTTTCGATTTGCAGCGGCGGCGGTGCGGGGTTTATCAGAAAATCTGGAAAGCCCTCGCACAGCGTCATGCACATGCTCGTCGCCTTGTCGTACAGCTCGTAAACCGCGCACTGCGTCCCCTCGGCGCGCTTGGACTCGCTGCCGTAGATCAGCTGCTGGGTTGCCGCGTTCTGTCCGCCGGACGTGTAGCCGGTGTATTGCTGGCCAACGTCGATGCCGTAGATTTCCTTCACGTCGTCCGGGGTCAGCATGTACTCCTGTGCTACCCAGCGCGCGCCCACGAAGCCCACCAGCTGGCGGCAGCACGGGTCAACGATCAGGGTTGTTGCGCCGGGAAATTCAAAGTCGAGCCCTTCCTTGACCAGTATTTCTTTCTCGTTCTGCGCGGCGGTGGCCATGGCGAACAGCTCAGCGGCCTGCGCGTCCGTGTTGTCGATCTTGTGGGCTTGCAGCTCCAGGTTAATGCGCTCGGAACGGCGTGCCGGTTGGGTAACGTCCGTCACGCGGTCCACGTCGCCGGGCAGTTTCTGCATCAGCCGGTGATAACCGAGCTTGCAGTAACCCACACCGGTGACAACGGTCCGGCGGACCAGCTGTTTCATGCTGGTCTTGAACGGGATTTGCTGCTCATGCACCTGCCACTCGTAAACGATTTCGAGGGTCTTGCCGATTTTCTCGGACTGCTGACGCCGCTCCATGCCCTGCTGCACGTCCTGCAAAAACGCCTGCGCCATGGCCTGCGCCTGCGGCGGCATCGGCGTCACCTGTCCGGTCATCGGGTCCGGCTGCTGCGCCTGCTGCATCGCCTGCATCGCTTGCTGGATCGTGGACATGTTGCCGTCCCACATCTTGAAGTCCAGCTGCTTGCGCCGCGTAGCAATGGTGGTGGGGTTTTTCGCGTAGAGGCTGGCCACCTTCTGGTTTACCTGACGCAGCGTCACGTTGCACACATAGCGCGTGTCTTCCTCCTGCATCTGCGGCCACTGCTTGCCTTGGGAAAAGCTCATGTCGTCGCGCATGCGCTTGAACACGGGCGACCATTTGCCCTTGGCTTTCTTGATCCGGCCCAGCCACTGGCGGACCAGCGCGCGCTGCGCCTCATCCGGCTCGCCGGGCTGTCCGGCGGACGGTTGCGGCTGCCCGCCTTGCTCTTGGTCCGGTGGTGGCGGACTGTTTTCGCCCGGCAGTGGCTGGTCTTCATTGGTCTGCATGATAAGTACCTACGTAAATACTTAACCTAGTGTAGATAACGGTCGCCTTCGGCGGCTTTGCTGCGGCGCAGCCGTTCGGCGCTCTGCAAAATCCACTGGATCGAGCCGGACGCGGCTTGTTTGACGGGAGGAACGGAGGTGTTCGGACGGTTGAGCGTGTCGAGTGACAGGCCGATCAGCGCGATAAAATCCACGAAGTCGTCATGTGTGCCGTTGGGGAAATTCAGCAGCTCGTCTACCGCGTCCTCGTACCAAGGGGCGAACTTGGGCAGGTAGACCTTGCCCATGGACATGCGCCCGGCGATGGCTTGCGCGCGGGTTTGCTTGTCTTTACTGGGGACGCGCTCGTCAATCGTGATGTAGGTCTTTTCCTCATTCATGCGCTTGCGCAAGAACGGACCGAGGGACAGCGATATGTGGCCGCGCTCAGCGGTCCACAGCAGCGGCTTGTAACGCACCATCAAATCGAGCATGCCCTCGACTTGCTGCTCAGCGTCCAGCTGACGCCAGATCAGGTCCGGCAGAATCCACACGTTGTCTTCCTTGTCCACACCGACCACGCCCATACAGGTCGGGTCGCGGTTCGCTGCCAGGGAAACGGCGTGATCGCTGGCGGCGTAGTAGCGCAGGTTCTTCGGCAGCTGGTGCGCCTGATAGCCCTGAATGTTCTTGCGCTTGAATAAATTCCCCTCCGGCGGGGAGGGGCGGCCCATGAATTGGGCGCTAAAGCCCGCCGGGTCCATGCGCCGCATCGAATTTAGGAACACTTCGGGCGTGCGCTCTGGCCACAGGATTTCTCCCTCGGCCCGGCCCAGCGGATCATCAGCCTCGGCAAACGCCGGGATATTGATAACGGTCCATTTCTTGGCTTCTTCGGGGTCGTAGTAGCTGTTACGCGGATTGGTCAGGCGTCCCACCAGATCGTCTTCATGCCAGCGTGACATGCAGATAACCACGCGGCCCATAACGCCCATCACCCGCGTCATTGCCACCTGCCAGAACCACGTCCACAGCGCGTCACGCTGCAATTTTGACCGGGCTTCGTCGCTGTTTTTGACTGGATCGTCCACAAGTAGCAGGTCGGCACCTTTCCCGAGGATGCCCGCGTTACGCCCGGCGAAGGTCAGCACGCCGCCCGCATGGGTCTGGATACGGTCGCTCGCCGCGTTGCCACGGCGCAGGCTCACGCCGGGGAAAACCTGCTGATAGAACGCGCCGCGCATGATGTGCCGACACTCGCGGCCAAACTCGGTGGCCAGATCGTCGCCGTAGCTGGCGATGATCGATTGCCGGTAGGGATCGCGCCCGGTGAACCACGTCGGGAATTTGCGGCTGACCAGTTCGCTTTTGCCCACGCGCGGCTGCATGCAAATGATGAGGCGCAGGATTTCGCCGCGCTCGACCTTCATCAGCTGATCGCACAGATAGCGGTGGATTTTGTGGGTCTGGTAGCGGGAGGCGAGCGGGTTGTCCGGGTCCAGCGGGTCCGGCATGGACAGCTGGGTATAGGTGAGCAGATCGTCTTGGCAGCTGCGCAGCACCATCAGGCGCTTGGCCGCGAACAGCTTGCGCTCGTAGTCCGCGACCTCGCGGTCAGCGGCAGCCTGTGCGGCTTTGAGTTGCGCGGGTGTGGCCATGCCGTCCGCCGTCCGTTAAGTATTTACGTAGATACTTAATAGCACAGCCTGTCGCATCAGGGCTTTTCTTTGTCGTCCGGGTGGGGTGTGCGCTCGTACTTGGCCTGCACTTCCAGCACTATCAGGCGCTCGATCACAGTCCGCTGACTGTTGCGGACGGCATCGAGCAGGGCGATCTGGCGGGCGACAAAGAACTGCATGCCGCCGACGATCAGCGCCACGACCATGATGCCGCCCACCAATTTATTACCGAACCGGGTTGCCGCGTCCGCGCGCAGCCGGAGGTCGTCAACCTGCTGTTGCAGGTGCTTCAAAAGCAGCTCGACGCTCTCCGGCTCCATGCGTCACTTCTTGGCTTTCGCCTTCGACTTGGTAGCCACGGCGGACGCGGCCATGACGCCGCTGGCCTGCATCGCAGCGATCAGCGCGTTGTGCGCCGTGGCAAGCTCGTCATGCGCGGCGACCGCCGTGTTGTACGCGGTGGCCAGCCCCGGCAGATCAATCGTTGCCGGGTCCACGGCCTGCGCTACAAGGGTGACTGCACTTTGCGCAGCGACTTGGGATATGCCGGGTGGCAGTCCGCCGCCTTCCCCTTCCTTTACGTAGGTGGTCTGGAACTCGCAGTTGTACTCACCAATCGGCAGTGGATACGGCGCGTCCGCTGGCCATGTCACGTCCGCCGTGGTGTCCGTGAAGGCTACCGGCAGGTCGTGAAACTCGCGCTCGTAGGCCGTCAGGTACACGGTCTGCCCGGCCAGCATATCCGCCGCTTCCACACCCGCTGGCAAGGCGAAAGACAGCACGCCGCCGGGCGCCAGTTCTTCGTGGGTGATGGTGGTCAGGGTTACGCTTTCTTGTTCAATCGCCATGGTGGTGCCCTCGGGTCCAAAGGTCAGTTTGTGCGTCCACGGACAGCCGCAGCGCTTCGTCCAGCTCCAGCAGCGTGATAGTCGCCACCGTGTTGTCCGCCAGAATCCAGTCAATCTCCCCATCTGGCATGTCCTCGGCGTGGGCCAGCAGTACGCGGGCCATGCGGCCCTGACTCACCTCGTCGCCCTGGAACAAGTTGCCGGTGGCGGTTTCAACGACAAGGTTGGCCACCGATTCAAAGCGTTCGCGCTTGAGGATCGAGCGCGTGGCGGCGTCCGCCAGACTGTCTTTCATGCGGCCTCCAGTGCGGCAATGCGCGCTTCCAGCAGGCGCTGGTTTTCGGCCATGCCGCGCAGAATGAACTGGTTCAATTCGTCATAGCGCAGGCCGTAGCGGTTGCCCGCCTCGCGTGCTTCGCTATGCACCGCGCCATCTGGCGTCAACACTTCGTCGGCTGCTTCCCACTCGTCATAGCAGAGCAGACCGTAGCGGTGCGCATCCAAACCCTGTTCTGCAAAGCGGGACACCACCGTCTGCGCAATGGTGCCAGCGTGTAGACGGGCGTCTTCTCCTTTGGCCTCGACAGCCGTCAACCACTGATACATGCCGATGTCAGTGGCCAGCGACTTCGCGACCTCCATTTCTTCGGTGCTGAAGGCGCGCAGCTCGGTTTTCTCGCGTTGGTCAGACGTGTTAATGGCCCCGGTGACGGCAAAAATCGCCGCATAGCGGGCCAGCGTCCAACCGCTATAGACACCGCCGTCAGTATTCGGACCGATGGTGCGGTAGCCGTTGCCCAGCAGATAGGAACAGACCACGGTTACGCCCACTTCGGTTTCGCGAAAGCCCGCCGTGCATTGGTTGGCGTCGCGGATACGGTACATCTGCGCCTCACCGCCCGACGTGTTGGTGGTAGCGCGCACCATGCCAGCCGTGTAGATGTCGCCGTTTGAACTGGTAACGCCAGCGTTTTGAATAGCACCCGGATAGAACGTGCCAGCGCACGACATGGCCCCGGTCGAAACAACCGACGCCCCTTGTATCGCCCCGGTAGCGGTAATGTCGCCGTTGTCGCCAAGGATATGCGTGTAAACGCTGCCCGCATGGTTGGCAAGGTAAAGGCCGTTGTTGTTGAGCAGCGTGAACGTGCGGCTGTAGGTCACGCCGTCCGCACTGGCTAAACGGAAGGTGCCGAACTGCGTCCCGCCAATGTCAGATTGGACATTCACGGCGCCAGCCGCCTCAATCCGCAGACGCGTAGCGCCACTCGTTTGAAATAACAAAGGCGTATACGCAGCGGACCCCGTTTTATCAGCGGCAACCACAGCACCAGCAGCGCCCATTTGCAGGTACGCGAACGGCGAGTTTTCGAGGTTGGTACTGCTATACGCGGAAAACGCGGATGACGCCCCGGTTCCGTTAGGCATGGCGGTTAATACGGTTGCGCCGTTAACCGTGGACGACTGGAAAACATAACGGTTCGCCAGCGAGCCTACCCCTGACGAAAAATCTGCCCGATGACGCAAACCCACTCCGGTGTAGGTGTTGGATGTGCGCAAGTCCGCCTTGTATACAAGGTCCGCCGCCGTCGCCTGCGCGGCGTCCGCCGTGGCTTGCGCCGCGTCCGCGTCCGCCTGTGCTGCATCTGCCGCCGCCTGCGCCGCGTCCGCGTCCGCTTGCGCCGCCACTACCGCCGCTTCGGTGGCCATGGGGTGTCCGCCAGGTGTCGCACCGTCATGCACCACTTGCGTGTGCTTGTTCGTATCGACTGTGACCTCACCGGCTGCGCCAATGAACGTGCTGTGCTGCACGCTTGTGCCGCGCCGACGTTGGACCTGTTTACCTGCCATAACAAAATCTCCCGTTACGCGACTGAGCCCCAGTCTTCGGCGGACAGAATGTCGTCCGTGATGAACCCCCAGTCGTCCACGACAATCGGCATGATCTGCGACGTACCGGCGATCTTGATGACGACGGTGTGGCCGGTCGGGATGGGCGGGGTGAAGTTGATGTTTGAACCGGTGGCGGCGTACTTGCTGGGCTCCAGCAGCAGCCCGTCCACATGCACGTCGACAAATTCCTCATCGCTGACCGGAACCGGCAGCGGGTGGGTAGCGGTACTGGCAGCCGTGACGAACACCACCGTCAACGGGGCGATGGCGGATACCGCGTCATCTAACCGGTTGTAATAGAACTG